ATACCGCAAGCAAAGAGGCCATGATAGCGACCACAATTGATGCTGCCACATTTGTACCTTTAAATCCCTCAATCAAAAACGAAAGAGCATCGGCAACGCCTGAAATTACGCCGGAAACAAGATTGATCACCGGTTCCAACGCCAAAAACGCCTTGATCCCGGCATTTTTCATTTTATTGAATGCCGCTTCCATCCTGTATTCGGCGGTTTCAGTCATTTGCTTGAATGCCTTATCAGTTGTCCCGGCGCTATTCCGTAGGGTGTTAAGGCTCTGGTCAAATTTCTTCGCGCCGGTTTCGCTTGCAATCATCATGGCGGCATTCGCGGCCCGGATGTTTCCAAACAAATCAACCATTCCAACGCCCGTCTCATCTGCATAGCCACGCATTAAGGCCAGGGCTTCGGATATCGTTCCACCGCTTTTAATAAATTCCGGGAAAGACTTACCGGCCACACGCTCGAAAGTACCCGCCGCCTCCGTTGTGGATTTGCTTAATTCGGTGAAAAGGGCACGTATCCCGGTCGCTGTCTCTGCGGTATTGGCCCCCTGAGCCGTCATGGTGGCGAACGCCGCGCCAACTTGATCAAGCTCTATGCCCATGCTTGCCGCGATAGGGATAACGGTGGACATTTGGCCGCCCAATTCGGCGACCGTCGTTTTACCTTCGTTTTGAGTGGCTATGAGCATGTCGGAGGCTTCCTTGACATAATCCTGCTCTTTGCCATACGCATTGATGATCGTGGTTGTAGCATCAACCGCAGTTGTAAGATCGGTAAAGCCGCCCTTTGCCAGCTTTAGGTTTTGGGTCATAAAGGCCAAAGCATCGGACCCGTCCCCGGTTATCTTTGTTCCTGCGGATAACGCTTGATATAGTCCTTCGGTTATTTCGGTAGCCGCTACGCCGGTTGCGTTTGATAGATTGAGTATGTTTTTTTTCAGCGCCGATATACTAACGGCTGTTTTGTCAATGAGGGTGCTTGCCTTTGCAAATGACTTTTCAAACGCCGCGCCAACTTCATAGATTTTTTTTATGGAAAAGGCAATCGCAAACATGCCGCCGACTTTTTTAATGACGGACCCAAAGCTGTTCATACTGCCTTGCGCGGGTTTTGTATCTGCATTGTATTGAAGCGTTACCGTCGCGTCTGCCGCCATTTCCTCACCTTATTTCCTTAGATAATTCATTATCGAATGCAAGGTATTGCTAAGTCCCGCACGCTCTTGCTGTTCGGTCTTGCGTATGCGATATAAATACTTCATTTTCATTTTCTGCATATGCTGTTCGTTTTCGATCTGTTTACCGGCGTTCTTACCTTCCGGTGGTTTCTTATATGTTCGATGCTCTATGACCTTGCACAAGCTCCCAACGCCCTCTAAAAGCACGCCATGAAGCATGTTTGAGAATTCTACCCAGGATATATTATCTTTGTTTAGATCGACTCCACGATGCGCCTTGAACGTATCCCACATCACAGAATAGTCTTGCTTGTAATCAATTTGTTGATCTATGGGCTGTTCTGCGGGTTGATTATCTGGTTTTTCGGGGCTGTAAATCGTGCGAAACGAATCAAAGATTAATTCCACAATATTTTTCATATCTTCCGGCGCGACATATCGGTCTATCTTGACCAGCTTATGAAAAGTTTCCTCATATGTATATTCGCCGATTACGATTCCATAGATAGCCTTGAATGAAGTATCAAGATCGTATTCAACGCCAGATATGTTTATTTTAGATATTTCCCATATTTCTGCATCACGGGCGTTGAATTCATTGCAGAGATACCGCCCTCGACTCTCTGCGCACTTATAAAACCCATGATGTGACCAGCCATGTTGGAGAGGATCATATTGTATTGATATTCGTTATTGGTGTTTTGTTTGAGGTCTTTTATCTGGTCCGGTGTCAGCATGTTTTTAGCTATGGCCTCGGGGTCGCTGCTCTCCATTGCATCGGCGACAGTTTTATCTGCCATATCAAATTTTGCAAGCTGTTTTTCCGTCAGTTTTACGGAAATGGTATGCTTGATTTCTTCGCCGTTCTTTTTCACAATATAGTCAAAATCGGCGTTGAATGGGAATTCTTGCTCTTGATATACTAATATACTCATATTTTCTCCTAATTTCCATAATCAATTTTTACCACTTGACCTTTGTATATCCCAAAATTTCCAGGCTTATAGTCTGATCGGAAAAACTCATAATAATCATCGTTTTTTAGCTTTCGCAATGCCCATGTAAGTTTCGGTTCTTTTTGTTCAAATACACGCTCACAAGCAGGCATAACAATTACAAACCCTCCCGGTAACGCGAAAAGAACCGGCATTAGGAATGGATGTACGCCACTCCATTGTTTTTCCTGCATATTTGCCAATAATCCCTGCAAAAAAAGCCGCCAGCTTTTCCGCGTAGGTATTTTGATCGCTATTTTCCTAAATACAAATACCTTTCGTGTAACACCATTTTTGATGTACATTATGTTCCTTAATTGATTGAGGGGCGCACAGGAGGGTATGCGCCCCTCAAATGCCGTTCTAGGCGGCTGTCGTAAAGGACCAAACGGTTGTGACAGCGATTCCGGCGAAATCATTCCCCAGCAAGTCCGTGAATGCTCCGGCAGTGATAAGCACGTAGTATGCAGTTTCAGCCGCAAGCGTAACGCTTCGCGTGACCGTGACCGTATCGTCCGCAATGGCAATACCGGAAAGCTGCACGTTGATACTCTCCACAAGGCTGTCGTCGCTTGTTTTGTAAATCTTGATATCGCCAATGCCACGCAGGACGCTCTCATCGAATTCAATTACAAGCGGTGCAATTACCGATACACCCTCTGCATCATCGGCAGGCGAATAGGTACTGATTGTAGGAGCCACCGCTTCGGAGGTTGCAACGGATACCTGGGCACCCTCGTAAGGCTTCATGCTCCAAGGCACCTCAACGACCGTGGGGGTCTCATAGGTGGGCGCAAAGCCGGTGATCGTCATGGGCGCGGTAATCACATCACCCGTAAGGGTATCGGTAATGCGTACCATAAGGACGGCATCCGATCCGGTTTGCCACCTAACCGCCATCAATGCCATTAAGGCCGCATGGGATTTATTGCCCTTCGTCGAAAAAGTCCATTCTGGGTCAAAGGCGGTCTTTACGGTGCTTGATATCGCGGACGAAAGCGTCTGGAAGGTATCAAGCACTTCATTCAGCGTTTCACCCAAGGAAATAGTGATATCGGAGATATCAGTATATGTAGGGGATGACTGTGTACCTCCCGTTTGGATTTCAAGTGTCGTGCCCTGCCCGGACACATAATCTTTTAGGCTCATATTCTTTCTCCTATCCGACGCGCATAATCACGTCTATATTGTAGTTGAAATTACCATTTTCATCCTCACCGATATAAGATACATTCGGCTGTGTTCCAACGATAATCCTTGTCCCATCGGAAAGCGTAATGCTTTTGATTAATTCAATTTTTTCACACACTTCATCAACGAGATTATCAGTATCCGCAGCATTGTCATTCCCGCGCACAATTACGCTGCATAGCAATTCCGCATCAAGCAAGGCACCAGAAAGCGCATACTGCGTAGATTTAGTGGTGAGCCTCACGCTGGCACACATTGTACCTTCAAGCGGAAGAACGTTTTTTCGGACTTTCGCCAAAGATGTTTCATCAAGCAAATCACAAATATAGTCTTTTACTTTATTTATCATCTTGACTTTACCTCGTTAATGATTTTCACGGCCTGTTTTTTCATGTCCCCTGCATGTACCCGCTTTGTGACTTCCCACCAACGGGGGCCGCCCTGGGGATGCTGTGCGTTTGCTATGCCGCCCTCATAGTACCTTCTCCTAGCCTGTGGGGATCGCTGGACGATAAGACCATTCTTAAAATCCAGCGTGGGATTGCCCCTGTCCCCGTATGTCTGGCCCGTGAGGTAGTAGGTATAAGGCTTGCTCCATTTGTACAAGCCCTCTGTAATAACGGCCACACCATCTGAGGCACCCACATCCAGTACCTTACGGCACCATGCCATTGATTCTTCAATGCTCGTAAAATTCTTCACTGTAGGATCACTTCCTGATGATGACTAACCGATGCACCACCCACAGCTACGACCTTTAGCGTCTTTTCGCTCGACTGGCCGATATTGATTGTGACCTTGTCCTGTTCGGAAAAAATAATACCCTGCGGGGCGCTTGTTACGTTGTCATAGATCAACATGGTTGCGCCCTTTAGGATATTTCCGTTGTTGTCGCGGATAAGCGTTGAATTTTTATCTACCGCAACATACTGGATCGTCACAGGATCATCATAATCATTGTCCCTGCCGCTATCGTCAAATTTGCTGTAGGTTACCGTATTGGGTAATCTATTCCGTGGTATCGGTCGCATAGTTCACCGTCCCTGCCGACATGCTAAACCCATTCTTTGTCAAGTTCGCTGCGCGTAGATGTTCGAGGGCTTCTTGTGACACGGTATCCGCATTCCTGGTATCACCCTTTGCGCTTTCGGATGTTTTGCCCACTGTGTAGCTGCTTCCGTAATCCGCGCCTGTCATGTCCTGAGGGTTATACCCTATCCCTGCGATATAATCAACCTGGGCACCCACAGCGTACATGATGGCCGTCCGCTCGTCATCCGACATAACATACGTAATTTCATCATCTTCGACATCGTCAAAGAGCGTGGAGCGCTTAAAGGTCACTTTATCGATCACACGGCAAGCCTTGAATATCGCCTTATCAAGCGCTGCATCCTCGGCGGCGGTCGGCGTGACCCCGGCCTGAAACGTATTTGTGCATGGGTATGTATCGCGATACCATGTTTTTGTGATATAACTCTCAAACATTTTCTTCACCTTTGAGCAAATTGACAATATCGGCCTTGTTGTAGCCCTGCGGTATTGTTATATGAGATTGTTTCGCAATCTTTCGCAAATCTACAACCGTCATATCCTCATATCCGGCGCACGCTTTATATCCAAGTTCGGATAGCCTATTTATAATAAACTTGTCATTTGTGTCAAGTGTATTATCAATAAACCGCGTAAGCATTCTATTTTTTGTCGGATGGTATATGACAACATTCGGCCTATCGCTGTAAAATCTCATACTATTACCGCCAATGCGTCGTAATCGTCAATCGCGCCCGTAAAAGTAGCGGCGGCGAGTATGTAATAGGTATCATCTGCCTTGTACATCCCGCCGCGCACCTGATTTGATTGATCCGCTATCATGGCTGCCGCATCGTCGTAAAACTCAGCCAACACGCCTTTAGGGCAACCCCTAAAAACTAAACCATTTGAGTATATGCCCCTATAAAAAAACATGGCGGCCTCCTTTTAATCCGTTGCTTATCAGATTATCTCCACATACTCCACGATCACATTTGCCACTAATTCGGCAAAATTACTCGATCCGAGCGTATAGCAAATGGTCGTTTCTGCTGCACATACATACGGCTCCGGCACGAGTGCCCCAGCCCCATCTTCATCGACGCATAGTTCAGCGCCAAGCGTCTGCCCAGCGTTGTCCAAGGTTCCCTTTATAATACCAGCTACAGCTACAGAAACACCAGCAAGGAACCCGTCCTCGTCGCCACCAGATATGCCGATGTCCACCGTTTTTGTCGTGCCGGTATCTTCCTTCGTTGCTACGTGAACCCATACGTTCTTGATGATCGACCCTGCCGGTATAACAATTGCTGTGTCATGCGGGTCAGTGTTTGCCGCAATGGTCAACGGATATTTGACGTACCGGACGTTTATCCCCGCATCTACCGCGAATCCATCAAGCGCAACGAGTGTCATGCCGGTAAGCGTGGGCGCTGCCGTTTTCAGTGACTTGAAGCTGTTCGCATCAAGTGAAATCGTCTTTGCCGCTACAATGGAGGTTGTGCTATTGAACGTACAGTTCTTCACACGGCAATCTTCGACCGGGGTGATGTTAACCAAGTCAAAGTATGTGTCATTGCAATCATACAGGCTTATTGCCGTAGGATCGCCGTCCTGTTTAGAAATATGCGCCTTGATGTAGTTGTAGCCATATGATTCAATAAGCAGGCATTCGCTACCGCCCACAGGGTACGAGGAAATATATTTGTCTGTACCGCTGAAATAGGTGTTTTCCAGACACAGTACCCATGTCCCATCTGTAGGGATAGCTGCCGTACCATAGCTTAGATTTCCAGAGAAATGAATCCCAGAAAACACAGAATAGGCCAACGAATCATACGCGGTTTTCGTGAATGTGACATTACCGGAAATCAAGCCGCAATTTCCACGATTTGCCCGGTTCCCGTTTCCACCATAAAACTCAATCTTGCCATAATAATCAGTAAGTCCCTGCTGCTCCTGCGCGATCGTGATGTCTCCAGAGATTTCTGCGCCCTCCATATTGATGCGAATATAACGAGCCGACAGTAACGATACATTGTCCGTGTATTTGCCGGGGGCAAGATTGATAATGAATTTGCATAGTTCGAAGTCAGCCGCGGACCCCAACAATGTCACAGACACAGCATTGATTGCATTTGCGGCAGCAAGGAGAGTTTTATACGGCCTATAGACAGAGCCATCCTCCGTATAAGTATCAGTTCTCGATCCGTCGACATGATAGACATGGTTGGCCGGATACTGCAATACGACAACCCTGTTTAGCTGTGTCGCTGTAGCGGATAACACAACATCCTCATTAATTTTCGGAGAGGTCAAACGCTTGCCAGTCAGCGTCTGCACGGTATCCTTCATGACAAACTCATCTGCAGCGTCGCCCAAATTGGGCACCGTTGCCACGGCTTCAGCGTGGGCCTGATCGGCGCTTGTAATCGTCAACCCAGCGTCACCATCGGCTACTTTCGGAGTGGTCAGAATGGGACTGGTCAGCGTTTTATTTGTCATGGTTTGAATGCCCGTCAATGAAACTTCGGCGGCTTCCCCTCCCTGAATTTCATTGATTGCGCCTACAATTGTTTTTGATGTGGTTGTGAGCGTTGCCGGATTTCCCATATCCGCATCCAATTCATTGACAGCCGCTACTAGATTAGTTTTTGCATTCGTTGTAAGGGATGCAGGAGCGCCAATGTCAGCGTCAACCTCATTGATTGCCGCCTGGAACGACGTTTTTACTGTCGTTGTGAGCGCAGCAAGACTTCCGACCTTTGCGTCAGTCGCTAGTTTTGTGTTTGTTATTGTATCGTCACCAATAGCGCCAATGCCACCATCTTCAAGGTCTTTTACCCTTCCATAGAGTGCTTCAAGGCTCCTTGGTAGCCCTTTACTCATTTATTCCACCCGCTTTCTCGATGAGCTCTTTTATGCCATCGGCCTTTGTGCCTTTTTGCACTTCAATGCCCAGTTCTTTGGCTTTCTTTTTGAGCTCTCTATATTCGTCAAGACCGGATGGTGCTTCCTCATCCGGCCCCACTACTGCTTTTTGTTCAGCCGCCAAGCGTCTGGCCCTGTTAAATGCAAACAGTCCCATATTAAGCCGCCAATTTGTGCTTAAACTCGACAACCTTGATATTTTTGTTCTCGTACACACGTTGCCAATTGGTAGTTGTCGCAAGCTCCGCATTGGTAGGAGAATCACCAGCCAGAGAACCACCCAGCCACTTCACGCCTTGCATGTGCATTACAAACGCTTTGCGCGTAACCATAACTTCATTCGCGGCCAAGATATCGCGGTCGGTATCAAGACTCCACTTCGGCACCTGAATTTCATTGAATACGACCGGTGCGCTTCCAAACAGGAACGTTGAATAGACAGTAGCCGCGCCTTCACCACTGGTCGTAAGGTTGTCATCTACAGTCACCGGTTTGCCCATGTATGTCGGGATCGTGGATTTCCCTTCTGCATCGGGAATAAAGTCAATGAGGTTCAGCTTTTTGATAGCAGTATAGACCTTCCCGTGCATGGCGATACTCCCAAGGCTATCCTGGGCATCACCTAAAATGCCCTGAGCGTCAATAAGGGCTTCACCAGTAAAATAGTTCAATGTAGCTTCTTCGCTTATGTCATAGACATTACCGGTCATTGTAGCGGCCCCAAGAGTACCCACGAGCAGATTAGACAATGTGGTCTGGTACTTCCTGTCCCAGAAAGCAACAAGCCTACTGGCAATCGCGGCGGCTGGATCACTGCCGGCAAACATCCCGGCAAGGTCATTGTTGCCCCACGCCTTGCCGCGTAGGCACATGATGGCCTTGTCCTGGAACGTGTCGATAGCGTTCACGGTTAGGGTGGTATCGTCGTTCACAACTTCATCGTCACCGGACAGATCGCCCCAGTAGGGCACGTTGATCACGCCACCGGCCTTGCCCTTGGCTTCCATTTCGGCGGTAAGCTGCGGCATGGCAATAGCAATGCCACTATTGAGGAAATAACTCTTTTCTGCCGTTACCTCTTGCAAGTAAGCATTGAATATCGACGGTTCGATAATCTCTGAAATAGTCGTATATGTATCCATATTTCACATCTCCTTTAGATTTTTACTCCCGCCTGTTTAGCGAGTTCTCTTGCTTTTGCGGGGTTTTCGCGGAATAGCCGCGTCTGCGCCGCTACGTCTCGGGTTTCCTTAGCAAACGGGTTTTTATTGCCGTCCTGCTTGCCGCCTGTCGGCTCTCCGATATTGGGCCGCCCATCTGTTACGCCGTATTGCGGATTAGCTTCGATATAGGTCGCCAATTTCTCGGAAAATTCTTCGCCCTCTCCTACGGACTTGGATACCTTGTCCACAACAAATTCGGCAAACTCCGGCTTCACGGTTCCGCTTGTGACGGTTTGATTGAGCATCGCAAGCTGCGCCTTTTCGGAGGATAACGCGCCAATGCTTCCTTCTAATTCCCTGATCTTTGTTTCGAGCTTGCCCTTCTCTGTTTCAAGCCGCGTAGCCTTTTGGGATAGTTCCGTTTCGCCCTGCTTGGCATTGACTACATACGCGCTGAATGAATCCTCATTGTCAAAGCTGTACTTTTTGAGTAGTTCGGAAGCTCCCGCCGCCTTATACTCGGATTCAACGCCTTTTTTCGCCGCCGTTTCCTTTTTCTCGATCACGACATCGAAGCTTGCGTTGATCGCTTTGTTCAGTTCATCATAGTTGACAACATCATCCACCGTATGCTTTTCAACCAATGCTTTTAGTTCTTCCAGTTTCATTTTCAATACCTCCCGATATTCCCGGTTTTTGAGGCCCGGCAACTCATTTGTTGTACAAAAAAGACACCTGCCAAGGTGCCCTTGATTGAACATGCCTATTTAATTTACTTGTGGTTTTTCCCAGCCAAGTTCAACAACAATGCTATTATGGCTTATTACGCTTGCATCGTCACCATCAAGCTTAATGCTTGCCAAAAGGTCTTTTGTCTCTTTTTCATAAACAGTTATTATCATGCTATCACCTTAAATCTACAAAGTATTCCGCAAGTTTCTCCTGATCATCTTCTAGGCAATAGGTAAATGTACCACACGTGTCTTTTGTTAGTCCTATCACACATTCATAATGTGGTACTGCAAATGACCGTTCTCTTGGCCCTGTCCTAAACACGGTTCCTGCAGGAATGATGATATCTTTGAGCAATACTTTGTCCGGCCCTTCATACCAAGGATTTTGAGATTTTCCATCCATTTTTAAGACCCCTTTCTATATTGCCTTAGCCTGTTTCCATGCAGCGTAGATTTTCGGGCCTTGGATGGCGAACCATCCAACAATCTCCTCACAGCGAGGCCAGGGGCAATCCGAAATCATTGCATCTGCATCCAATCCACTTTCAAACATGAAAGCATGGACTATTTCATGCCGTTTGTTTTGCCTTAACAGTTCTGGAAGATTCCTTGTATTCGTCGGGTCATATTCTTCGTTGCTGAAGTCATTTACAACGATCTTCTTCGTAAAAGCATCACGAAAACCATTCATTTCCTCCAATGCCTTATCGCTTTTACTGCCAATTAAAACGAGTTCATATTCCGTCCCAAGAATATCAATCCTCATGTCAGCCCCCTAAACATTGATATAGGATTCACGCCGCATCCGTCGCCCTCAATGATCACGTTCGGATTCAACGTCCTGTGCTTGATTACAGCTTTCTTACCATGCTGTATCCGCAATGTCACATCAACGGCAAATGTATAGAGTATATTGTTTACATTTTTAGTCTCGCGGATATTTCCATAGTCAAGGAGCATGATATCTTTGTGAGTATCCCGCATATATTTGAACGGCGACATTTTCACGGACTTTGCCCAGGACGGCTGCGCATACCTTACCATTTCACCGCGCTTACGTGCTTTCCAGGCCTCGAGATAAGATACGAGGATAGATTCAACGTCCATCATTTGCCCTAAGCTCCTTAATTGCTTTCTCATAAAGTTTGCGTTCTTCGCTTGTCCATATATGATCGTGATTTGTTAAGGCCAACCCCATAGCATCAAGGGCATTGAGAATAAGCTGATTATTCATTTTTACCTCCTATGAAATATATATCCGCTCTCTTTCAGGGTATCGCGTCCCATTCGTCTTTTTCACAAACTCCCGCGCCCTGTTTTGCCATTCCCTGGTTTTTGCCTTGGCCGCGTCAATATCAACCCTCGAAGCACCAGACTTTTCAAGTAGCAACGCCTCTCTTTTGGAGTTTCGGATATTCCGCTCAATATATCGCTGCTGCTCTCTTAGTTTGTATTTCTCGTCGTTCTCCTTGATGTCCTCATTTCGGGTAGCCTGAGTAGAAAGCCCAGGCACAAAAGCCCACCGGGAATGCCCACAGTTTATGCCGAGAATCCCGTCCGCGTCACCATATGATGTACCGCCCCAATCCCGGACCTCAATTGTACTGCCGCTTACGTCGGTGATAGGGTCAAGGTTGCCATCAAGTGAGTAAATGTATCCCTGGTCCTCAGAGCATTTTGGCCTGGCACCGCCGTAAGCGTCTACCTCTACATAGTTATTGCCGTATTCATTGTATCGCTCATTCTGGGCCGCCGTGATGGCGTTTTTAAGGTCTGCTTGTATGACCATGCGGCTATATGCTTCCGGTGTCCATTCCGCGCCGTTTGAGGCCGTGAAACCCGTCAAGCCATCTTGTGCAAAGGCTTTGACGCTACGCGCAACGGCCTGATCTACGGTAGCTGCCCCGGCCATGATCTGCGTCTCGATGTCATTCACGATCTTTGTATATTGAGTTCCCGCGCTCCGCAACATGCTATTGTTCAGGCCATTAAACGTGGTAAGCGTTTCGGATTCTGCTGTTTTAAGCAAGCCGACAACCGCGCTTTGGGCCAAGGGAACGGCAGGCTGCAGGATTCCACCATCAACACCGGCCTTTAAAATAGCCTCGTCCTTTATCAGCCCTGTATCCAATGCCTCTTTGTATATCCGCTTGACCTCTGACACCGTTTTCCCGCTATGCTTGGCAAGTAGGGCTATGCCATCGTCATTCAGCGCTCCAAGCTCTCTTAGCGCTCGTGTGCGCCACTGGATCACGGTCACAGACCCCGGTATCACTTCACCCAGTTCGTTCCTGGCATCAAATGTCTGCAAAAGAGAGTTATTCTTTTCCAGATATTCGGCTACCTTGACCATCAATTCGGTTTCCATGTTGGTGTAGTTATCAACTAAAGATTGGGTAATGTCGGCCATGGATTCATTGGTCATTATGCACCGCTATTCATAAAATCAATTTCAGTTACCTTGGCCTTGTTGGCCGCTTCCGCATTCTTGCGGTCGATCTCCTGTTTAATTCTCTTTTCGTCCCAATCGGGGAATATCTCCTGTAGGGCCGTTTCCAACGAAAGCATACCGGAATTATATAAATCCTTTGACGTAGTCGCCTTTTCTTGCTGATCATATTTCACGCTGTCCATAAACTCAATCGTAATATTCTGTTTGAGATTGTGCTTTGTTTTATTCTCGACATCCGCGCCTTGATAGTATACGTTGTCGATTTCAAGCAGTGCATGAAACAACTCATCAAGAGCGCATATCCAAGCGTTTTTAAAATCTGCACCCGTATCAGTGCTGTCTTTGTCTGCAAGCTCCCATTCCGTGGCTGTTTTCGCTCCACTGTTTTTTTGGATGGAAGATCGGAACAAACCGCACGATTCATAAAATCGATCAAGTTTCCCTTGGATACTAGCCTCAAAATCAGATTGTTTAGATTCCATGTCAATGACTTTATAAAGCTGTGATCCATCGCCCTGTGTATTCAGGCGAATATAATAATCATCGTCTGCGTCAACGGTATATTCTATCTTACCACCGCGCTTATTTGTTGTAACCAAATCCTCGCTTACCGCCGCCTTTGGTTGCTTTAGTTTATCGTCCTTGAAATATGAATGCATGGTCAGATTGATATGGTCTATTTGTTCAAGGCTATTCGCCGCTATGCTCATACCCAGGCACGATTGAGGGTCTTTATTATTGGGCATTGGTGATTTGATGTGGACAAACCATGATGCCTTTGTTTTAAGGTCCATAATCGGCTCAATTTCGGTGGTTTCCTCGATCGTGTTGAGCAGCTTTTCCTGCCCAAGATTTACGCTATCGCCCTTATATAACCGGCTCTCAATGACTTTTTTACTATCAGCCTCTGTATATGTCTGTGCCAACCACCAGTATGTATTATCCTCTCTCTTTTTCAAGGCATAAAAAGTGGCCTCCGTAATCTTGCCCCAGTCCACATATTCCGGTGCGGCATCAAGCGCCCTCACGAGCTCAATGATGGGATAATCTTTGTCTGCGTCCACATTGATCTTTAAATATGCATTTCCTAGGGCGCATATTTCTGTTTGCCCGGCCCGTAAAGATTCGAGGAGCTTATTTCTCTTGATAATATAATCCATACGATCTTGTGATTTTCCCTCAAATGTAAAACGCGGCAATTCCGAAAATACCATGGTCGCTATTTTATTGCATACCCTGTACATAGCCGGATATGTGATGGTTGCATTTTTGTATACATAGTCATTCGAGGAAAGTGAGATTAAGGTGTCTATGTTGTTCTGGTAATATGCATTCCATAGCTGCATATAACTATACATTACGCTATATTCATCTTTGTAAAAGGGACTTTTTTCAACGCCTATCGCTTCGCTCACTTTTGCAAACCCCCGTTTTATCCAACTTAAGATACTCATATCTCAATCCTCAATTTTCCCTTCTTCGGTAACATGAGCTCAGTTAATGCCCAGACGCAATTATGCACAAGCACACTGTTGGCAAAATATTCGTGACAATCTTCCACTTCAAGATTGTATACCACTGCTATTCCGTGCTCTTGCAATATATCCACATTCGCGGGAACAAGTCTTTTGATCTTTGCTTTTTTTGCACACAAATGTCTTGCCGCAAACAATACATTGTCTTTCATCTTTCGTGCTACGTGCCTGTCCCGCGCATTCGTGAGAACAATATTTTTGGGCCTTGCTTTTTTTAACTTCAAACTCTTTTCCGCACACAGCACATTTCCGCGTCTCCCAGTATCTTTTATGCTGCTCATTATATCGGCTGATGCATAAGCGGGAACAAAACGTTTTATCGCTTTTTCGATTAACCGGCGACATAAATTCTTTTCCGCACTGTGCGCATATTTTTTTATGCATTTCTCTGTTTTCCCATGTCTTTTTTCCGTGCTCAGAATGCCATTTTCTACCTTCGTCGCTTCTGTGCCACGCTTTTGCGAGCGGCCTAATTTTATCGATATGCTCTCTTCTTTCTTCAGCATATTCTTCTTTGTGTAGCTGCCCATGCTCTTTTGTTGAAACGCATTGAAGATTGTCTGGTTCGTTGTTAAGCGGATTCCCGTCTTTATGATGGATAATGTATCCTTTAGGAATTGGCCCGTTTGCATCTTCCCAAATATCCCGATGCAATAAGTTTTCAGAGAATTTCCCGTCAACCATTCTGATAAAATATGTTTGCCCTGTGTAGCGCACATATTCATATCTGTTGAATGTTGCTCTGTCCTCTGTAGTGTCAATAATGTGTCTGACTTCTTTAGTTGGCATAATTCTTTAAATCCCCTTTCGACTGTATAAAATGGATGGTTGTTTGTTCCATCCACTATTATACCACACGAAAGCGTCAAACGAAAGACTTTTGCCGCATTATTTGTAATTCCAGAGCGTTTAACTTTTTTATATCCCTTTCTTGTCAAAACATAATCACCGGGTTTAATATTTTCAATTGGTACGCCACCTTTATCAGTTTCGATTATCGTTCCCGCAACAAGGCACGCATCAAGCCTATTAGGAGATTTCATGCCCGGTTCCCACTCGCATAGCTCGTCCTCTAATTCAGGGAAACTACCCACATGGTGGACCCTGTGCTGCTCATAGAGGGCCGCTATCGGTTCAGCTCGTACATACTTACCCCTGGATGCCCAAACACCTGTATACGGAATATGCGCGTCCTTGGTACGCAATAGGAGCTCGATCATATCGCCGCCGTTGTTTTTCTCGCCGATGATCCTATCTGCAAACCACTTATAATAGCTGTTTATCGCTCTCCCCATCCATTTATCAGGGCTTGCCTGTATAGATGCATCATCCAAAACATAAGCATGATCGTCATAATCCACGCCAGCAATAATGATTCCGGCCTCGTCCGGCTCCTCGTCTGCTTTATCCGGGTCGGACACAGCCGGATCAATCGCAACGACAATCCGCATAAGCTCCGGGGCCTTATCAATGCGGTCTTTGTCTATATTGCCACGCTGCCATAATGCATTGGGATTATCGTCCAGGACTTCGGCATATAGCTCCTGGCGGCCCTTCCTGGTCCCCTCGTACTTCTTGATAACAGTTTTGATAAACGCTTCAGCAAGATTTGATCTATTTTCATAGGTGCTGCCTTTCGTGATTACCGTGTCCGCATCCGCTATAATCTCTTTGAGCGTCTTAATCGGCTTCGGTGTCGTTGTTACCACGGCCTGGGGGTTATCGCCCATCCGGAGCCCCAACATGAGATTGTCCCATGTCTCTTGCGGATACTTGTACTTGGCAAGCTCGTCCACCAGGGCTTTTTCATGCTCTGGGCCTCTAAGTTGCTCCGGGTTCTCTCCTGAGTAGGTCGTTGCTATTGCGCCGTTTTTCCATGTGATTCGGCGTTTTGATGGCTCATACAATGGTTTATCCCAGGGGGGCGATATTGTCAGTATCCCGCTCGGCCCCTCTACGAGTACGTCTCGGGCCTCTGCCGGAGTCTGGGCCACAATAGCGAATCGTTTATATCCTTGGCGTTTCCATTTTAAAATTTGCTCACAGCCAACACGGGTCTTACCAAATCCACGCCCGGCAAGAAGAAGCCATACAACGAACTCCTGTTCTGGTGTTCTCTGTGATGGCCGCGCCCAGAAATCCCAATCGTATAAAAGCGCCTCTAGCTGCTCATCGCTATATCTATTGAGTAGCTTCTCCCTCTCCGATTCTGGAAGCAATGCCAGTGATTCGGCGAGTGATCTCATCTCTTGGGCTTGCAACATTTATTTCACCCTCATGCTCCATTACCTTCTTATCTCTCCAATCATTCGGCTTGCGATTTTTTAGCCAGAATATTTGAGCGGTTGTATCTGCCGGGACATGAATTTCGTCTATGCCTATCCGCAATTCCTCATATTCTCGAATCCGCTTCCCGGTTTCAGGGTCATAGTCTATAACCCTTACCTTGAATGTTTTTCGCAATTCTACCGTATATCCAAGCGCCTTTTTATAGAGCGCGTTCTCGACCTCGATATCAACAACCTCTTTGCCTTTTTTAAGGGCATAAGAAATAGTAGGATATTTGTTTTTCCAGTCATATAATGTTGTTGTCGTTATCCCTGCATTATGCGCTATCTGTTCGTCAGTCAATCCGTCCCTGGCCCATGCTTCAAGCAGCAAAAGGCCATCGTCAGAAAGCCAATATTCATATTTACCTTTTGCCACTTTCACCACCTCCCGTTGAATAAATAAACACCGCCATTTCTGACGGTGCCGAGCGCTCCTTATGCGCATGTACATGAGCTAAACACAAGGCCCCATGTTACCTAGATAGCTTTCGCTATACTACTCTGCGTGGAACGCGGACCTTCGATAACACAGGGCCTAATTGATTTTTGTAACCATCCTCAAATTGATGACGGTTTAAAGAAAGCGCAAATGATCTATTCTTTTATTTCTTTGATTCTCTTTTTAAGCTTCTCAGCGCAATCCATAATTGATTTTTGTCTTTGCCTTTCCTCCCGCGTTGGAATGGTTTCCGACATTAATATTGCGCTATCTGCCGTTGGATCACATGAATGATGGTTGCCTGTTATTCCGTAACTGTTTAGCCCCGCCCAAGCTACGTCTTTTTCCTCTGACTTATCCATTCCTTCACTCCTATATACGATTCCCGTTATTTTAATTATATCATGCTTAAAAGTAAAGTCAAGTCTAAGACTGTTCCATAATTTCTTCGTTTCGCTCTACTTCATAACCTCTCAAAAAAATATTCGCATTTTTGAAAACCACATGAGCAAACGCCATATAGTTCAAAACCTCATCCCGAATATTGAAAACCGTTGCCCTGCTCACGCCTAGTTCTGATTCGATAGTTCTAGGCGTTTTCCCTTCCTCATAGCGCATCTTAATATACTCCCTGTGGTTTGTATTGGCCTGTCCATCAAAGTGCTTCCTAGTGGCCTCTGCGGCCCGTAACCAACAATCTGTTTGCATCTGCTTTTCGCTCAAAAGTTTCCCGGCCTTATTCAACGTCGGATTCCCATGGGCAAATTTCTCCCGGGGCGGTATTTCATCCTGGGATGGTCGCCCCTCAATGATATCAAGCCGCTGTGCCTCTAACTGCTCCTTGTAAAACGCATAGTGTATGAGGTAGTCCTCGGCTGTCCTTTTTTCCTCATTCAGATCAAGGGATTCGGCGGGAAGGTTCGTCATGCCTTCGACCTCCTGGATTCGTAATCTGCATCGATCTTACTCCCGGCTTCCGCGAGGCGCGAAACGGCCTCTATCATTTCGCCACTAGTACACTTTCGCCCAATCAGCGGCCCCAATTCCTCCCTTACCTTCTCGGCCCGTTCGGGAGGCATGAGGGCGTTGATCTCAGTACCCATGGCAAGCAATGCCTCGTTCATTTTATTGCCCATTTCCAATGCCGCATCATATAGGACTTTTATCGCGGCTTGCGTCCGTAGTTCTTCCAGCCGGTTCATATCATCACCACGCATTCAACATATCTTTTCTCCAAATGTCTTTCATTGACATGCCAATACCAAAATTTCGGATAATGTCTTACTATCCAATGAAATAATGCAGTACCCGCCTATCTGCTTATCCCCCGGATCGATCTGACACCCGCATCCGATGGAATGATCACAATATCGACATTTCCCGCTCGACCTCATAAGGCGCGAGACATTTCGCGCCAAGTCCTTGACAAACTTCCAGACATACCATACCTTACTGTGATTCGCCTTGTAGGGTATTCTCGGGGGTTCCGGCCTCCTGCGGATAGGCTTATGCCCAATAGGTTTCTTTGTGATCATCTTTCTTTACCTCTCTTTCCGATTAAATCAATCGCCCTTCCCATGGTTGTTAATGCCTTATCAATTGCAACCAAAGTACGAATTAACGAAATTGATTCGACTTCTTCTATCTTTTTGCTCGGAATTCCCATTAGTAAAATATCTTCAATCCAATGTAATAATGTCAACTCATCACGCTTACTATATGCATAATATTTTGAATCAGCTAAGTCAAATAGCCTATCGCGCTCAACCTGATCCTGTACAATCTTTCCAATACGCATATGCGCTTCTTCGATTTCGCTGTCGGTTGTCATCATCGCTTCTCCCGTTCCACGCTTAAAGATGCTATAACGATTCGTTAGGCCGTCCATATTCCATCCTCCATATCAATAAATCTTCCGCGATATATTTCATAGATTGGGGTCCTCCGTTTGTGGGGGTCACTAAAACGGTGACCCCTTTGATTTCCAGATTGAATTTTCATATTCTATCGCCCTCTATTCGTTCGGTAGATATGAGCTTATTAATTTCATAAGCCAATAAATCAGCATTTACAATCAATGCAGGATGATTAGATAGTGTTTTATGAATATAGCCTTTTATATATTCGCTATATTTTTTCATCCGTTCTAATGTCCGTTGTTTTTCTAATTTATCCATAGCCTATCAATCCAACTTCCCGCCATATCACCGTTCATCAATCGCATTATGGAATGTTGTTTTCTCCGGAAACCACCTAAGCCATATTGTCCCCGTAGGGCCGCTTCTTTGTTTCTCAATGATCCATTCCGCTTCTTCGGTATTATCGCTTCCGATGGTTTTGTCATAATAAGCCGGTCGATATAAGAACGTCACAATATCCGCATCCTGCTCGATGGCCCCAGACTCTCTAAGGTCGCTTAATTGCGGACGCTTTTTCCCCCTTTGCTCCGGTGCTCTTGATAGTTGTGATAGAACAATAATAGGTATATTAAGTTCCTTTGCCAGTAACTTAAACGAGCGTGATATTTCAGATACTTCAACGGTCCTATTTTCTGGTCTACCGCTTGTTTTCATAAGCTGTAGATAATCAACCATTATCAGCTTTACGCCATGCCTGCTTACCAATCGGCGCGCCTGGCTCCTAATTTCTATAGGGGTGACTGCTTTTTCGTCAATAAATATCGGACTGCCGCTTAACCGCGATGCTGCCCCGTCAAGCTGCTCCCATTGTCCGTCATTAATATTGCCACTGCGGATCAACATAAGCGGGATATTAGTTTCTTTGCTCAATATTCGTTGTGTAAGTTGGTTTGTATTTTGCTCTATACTGAATATCCCAATTGGCACCCGATCATGAACGGCAATGTTATATGCAATGTTCAGCATAAGCGCAGTTTTTCCCATTGATGGCCTAGCCGCTAATATCATATAATCTCCGGGCCATAGACCGGTTGTCATACGGTCAAAATCTATAAACCTTGTCTTTATACCACCACCTTTTCCGGCTCTGTCAATCGAATCTAGCGCACACATAATGGCCGCATCGAATGAAGTATATTCCTTCGTTTCCCTTGTTTGCGACAGCTTTAAAAATCGGGCCTCTGTCTTTTCAAGGATTGCTGCCTCATCTTCTCTCCCGATGTATGCCATGTTTGCTGCTTCGGTGGCAGCCTGGATGATCTCGCGCCGGATATACTTCTCTTTCACGATCTGGATATATCCCTCGATGCCTGAAACGCTCGGGACATAATTTGCAAGCTCGGCGATATAGGAACCGCCACCGGCAATAGAGAGCGCATCCATGCCCCGCAATTCCTCCGTGACCGTTACCATGTCTATACTCTTTCCCTGGTTATATAGGGATAGCATAGCCTTATAAATTGCCCCGTGTCCGTTCAGATAAAAAGCATTCCCTGAAAGGCTCTCGATAACAGTACCCGCCGCCTCTGGGTTTATTAACATACACCCTAATACTGATCTCTCCGCATCCTCAGAATATGGTGGAATTCTCCCTATACTTTTCTCCATTCTTTTTCAAAATCTCCTTTATATTGATTTTCATTATTCGCCGCATATAATTTACAATATCCACCAATGTCCTCAATTATTTTTGAAGTTTTCGGTCCAAGCTCCTTATATGCTTTTTCTTTCCCGTCTGGCCCATATCGGTTTAAGGTCTTAATAACTTTTTCCCATTCTTTATCTAAATTCTCTGGGTTCCCGTCTTTGTATTTCAACCATTTAGCCCCATCGTCCGCATACTCGGAACAAATAAGGCCAGTTCCGTCTTTTACCTTTTGCCCGAAAAATTCTCTAATCCCGCGTGGATGTACTTTCCAATCGCCATTACCCTCCGTAAGCTTCACGACATATACGTGACGTTCAAGGAGTATTTTAAGCTCGTCCCATGAATAACTACCCATGCGCCTCGCCTTATCAATCGCGTTTCTCATTTCCTTGGTGAGCGACTTGTGTTTCGTAAGCCCAAGGGTATTATAGTAATCGTAAAGGTCTTGATGGGGGTCCGTGCCGCTAGGCACAAGCGGAGTATCTTCTTTACTTTCCTTTACTTTACTTTCCTTTACTTTATGAATTAATTCAGGAATGATTCCTGAATCTTCGATGATTATTTCTGAATTAATCTTCTTTTCTTCGGAATTAATGTCATTAATTTTTGATTTTATTAAACATAGTCTTTTGTCAAAAACAATCTTTTGTCGTTTTGCTTTTACGCAAATATCTAAATATCTATTTTGAACACCAGTAGAAGTTAATACAGAATTATTTTTAAATAAATCTTCATTAAATAAGTTTTTTTCAACCATAAATTCAATGATTTCTTTTAGCTTTATATGAGGAATACTATTCTCTTGCGAGAATAGCATTGATTCATCTTCATCCCATTTACAATAATAACCGTTTCGATAAATACGCTGCCATAATAGAACAAGAACGCCGACACCTTCGGCACCGTATTTAGCTTTAAGCAATCGAAATGATTTATCATCACAAATCGTATCTAGCGGGAAATAATCTAGCCCAACCTTATTCAGTCTCGCCATATATAATCCTCTATAGTGATAAATTTGGGTAATGTTCTTGGAGCCGTTTTCTAAGATTAATTAACCCAATCCTAAATTTCATTGCGCTTAATTCCTCCGATCCAGGCGGGATTATGCTTATTGAATTAAGTCCCTCAATAGCCACGTCGTGCCCGTCACGTTTTAAATCACTCGCACATGCGCATACGTTACCAATTACCTCTATAATCCACGCAGTATATTCGCCGCGCATGTTTCGTTTTACGGTTCCGATTTTTATTTCTCCAAATTCCCAATACTTTGCAAGAAAACCTAACATACCAACCGATCTACACCGTGACGGTAGCCTATCAAAGGCTGCGGCTGCCGCCACGCCATCCATTAACGCTTCTAACTTTCCCTGACTAATGTCAGTTGAAATGACACCGGTTGCGTGATCCCCCTTTGTGATCCTCTCGCGCCCCATATCCCCATTCCTCCTTTTGCGTTGTTTGCCACCCTCCGATGGCTAGGCTTGTCCATTCCATGTTGATTTGTGGTTATTGAGACCCCGTCACGTTTCGTTACCCCCTCTCCCTTGCCTACGCTGCCCTCTACCAGTATGTACATGGTATATTCGGTGGTTTACTCTTTTACCGCTTCCGTTGATCCTGGGGCATCCTGCGCGGCCTTGTATTATTCGATATCTGCAAGCCTCGCCCTAATCTCTGTCACTTTCCCAAGTATGAGAATTGATAAAGTATTGATCTCGTCATTTGTGTAAAACTTCGGATGATATGCAGGGTTGAGCGGAATCAAGGAAAGGCCATTTTTATACCTCGCAACCTTTCGGATAATAATTCCCTGGCCGTCAATAAGGACAACCGCCACCGCGCCGTTTTCAACGCTTTTTTGCTCCTGGAAAATAATCATGTCGTTCCTTAGAATGCGCGGGGACATACTATTATCTTGGATTCGTAGGCCGAAACATTCCCCTTCGCCACCAGCAGTAAGGGTGCGGCGTTTTACGGCCCCCTTACGTTTAGGCGCTCGCTGTGCTGTTTTTAACATGATATCCCCCTTTCACATGTGCTTGCGCATATGAAGCCGTCAGTACAACCAATGTCCACAATCCCAGCGATGCCCCCCGCGCGCGCCTGCCGTTCCTTCCGCGCGGCTTTCTTGATCCTGCATTTGTCCTGCCATGTGAATTTAATCATGGTCTATTCCTCACAATTCTATTGCGGCTATGGTCTGTGACCCGGCCGCTCCATCCGCATTCAGCCCATGCTCTTTCTGAAACTCCATTACCGCTTTCCGGGTGGCCCGT